GCTACTGAAGAAGTGGTGAACAAGGCTGGTCGTCGCAGCGAATTGGCGTTAACTTTGCATTGATAAGCGCCCGTATTCGGTAACGAATATTGAAAAACTAGGTGAATTGCTGGAAACCCTTTAGAGCTTGATACACCACAACATAGCCCGAAAGAGCAAGTGTGATGGTCCAAAAAGAATCAGGATTAGGCAATCAGCAGCCAAGCACCGCATAAGGTGAAGGTTCAACGACTAGGGAGTAATCCCGTAGAGCCAAGTGGCTCGAAGTGCCTAGCCCCAGAAATGGGTGAAGATATAGTCTGATCTTGTATGAGAGTACAAGCCTCGAAAGAGGGTCAGGAAGATAACGAGTCCTGGCAAACAAAAATGACCAGATCGCAAAGCGTGGCGCTGAATTAAAGCGCGATCAAGAGTTTGTCATGTTGAATGGCGGTATCGCTGTTGCTGGCGACTCCACAACTGCCCGTGTGACTGCCTCTTTGGGTGCGTTTATCAAAACGAACACAGACAAGCAGACCAATGGTGTTGACCCATCTTATACAACGCTGCCAAACAGCGCCCGTACAGATGGCACAGTTCGCACATTCACTGAAACCATTTTGAAAAATGTGATTCAGAAAGTGTGGACACAAGGTGGTACACCTAAGATTTTGATGTGCGGTCCTGTTAACAAGCAGCGCGTGTCATCTTTCACTGGTATTGCCTCTAGCCGTTTCAACATTGATGGTGGTGCAAAGCCTGCCACCTTGGTCGGTGCAGTTGACATTTATGTCTCTGACTTTGGCAATGTGCAAGTGATTGCAAACCGCTTCCAGCGTGAGCGTGATGCATGGGTGATCGATCCTGACTACGCCAAGATGACTATGCTGCGCCCTTACCAGCAAGTCGAATTGGCCAAGACTGGCGATGCTGAAAAGCGTATGCTGATCGTGGAATGGGGCCATAAAGTGACGGCTGAAAATGCCCACGGCTTGGCCGCTGACTTGATCACTTCTTAATCGAAGCAACCGGAAAGGGCCAGGGAAACTTGGCCCTTTTTTAAAAATGATTCACAAAAGACTATTTAGCGAAAACAAAGATCAAGGCATCAAACGCATCTGGCATGAAAACCCAGAGACTGGCGATGTGACCATTGAGACCCAACAAGATGTCACAGCGGTGATTGAGGCCAACAAGGCCATCTATAACGCTGTGGATGAGAAAGCCAACTGGACTGGTGAGTGGCACTTGGTGGCATCCATCCCCGAATCCCTTTATTACAAGATGAAGGCCGAGGGCAAGATCGATGACCAGGAGTACATGAAAAAATGGCTTAACGACTCCGACAATCAATTTTTTAGAACTAGACCTGGAAAAGTATGAATTACATTGCAGTCTGCACCCCTGCCCGTGATCAGGTACATACAAACTACACCTACTGTATGGTCAACCTTGTGGCCTATCACACACTCAACACGACAGACGCAATCAGTCTGAAATTGATGCAAGGCACGATCATCCAAAACCAAAGAGCTGACCTTTGCTTGGATGCCATGGCTGAAGGCTGCACCCACATTCTTTTCATTGACTCGGACATGACGTTTCCACAGGACATGGTCCAGCGGCTCTTAAAGCACGACAAAGAGATTGTGGCTGCCAACTGTGCCAGACGCAGAATGCCCACCGGCCCAACTGCCCAGAACTATGACGAGAATGGCAAGCGCCAGGCGGTCTACACAATGCCAGAATCCACCGGATTGGAAGAGGTGGGAAGCATTGGAACGGGCATAATGCTGATCAAGCGCGAGGTGTTTGAGGGCATGAGCGAGCCATGGTTTGATATGCCATGGCAGACCACACGGGGCTACATGGGAGAAGATGTGTTCTTTTGTAAGAAAGCTCAAGAGCTGGGCTACAAAGTCTACATCGACCATGATGTCTCAAAGGAAATTGGCCACATTGGCACGTTTGAATTTCGCCATGAACACACTTGGATTGTGAAAGAGGAAATGGAAAAAGAGGCCCAATAATGGCACTGACTACATACACAGAGTTAAAGACTTCAATAGCAGACTGGCTTAATCGTTCAGATTTAACGACCACCATTCCCGACTTTATCTCTCTGGCCGAAGCACAAATCGAAAGAACACTGCGCACCAGGCAGATGCTGACCAGGTCAAATTTGACAGTGGATGGAGAGTTTGAGTCAACGCCTGCTGACTTTTTAGAAGTCAAAGCATTTAAATTGACCAGCACAAACCCAATCACCCCTTTGTCTTTTATGACAATGGATGCCTTGGATGAGGAATCAACAAAATTTACGGCCAGCGGCAGACCAAAGTTTTTTGGTGTGGTTGGCACTCAATTTCGTTTTGTGCCAACGCCTGATGCAAGTTACACGGCTGAAATTGTCTACTTTGCAAATTTAAATAAACTGTCTGCAAGTGTTGCAACCAATTTTATTTTGACATCAAGCCCTGATATATATCTTTATGGAGCGCTATTACAGGCCGCGCCATACCTGCAAGATGATGCGAGAATTCAAGTATGGGCAACTCTTTATGAGCGCGCATTAAACGACTTGCAAGTGGCCGATGATCGAGGCTCAACTTCTGGCGGCAATTTGTTGACCCGCGCAAAAACATTTGGTTAAGGACTAAAAATGGCAGATACCACCACCACAAATCTATTGCTGACCAAGCCAGAAGTTGGCGCAAGCTCAAACACTTGGGGTACTAAGGTCAATGCTGACCTCGATTTAATTGATGCATTGTTTGATGCTGGCCCACTGTTAAAAGTGACAAAGGGCGGCACGGGTGTTGGCACAAGCACAGGCTCTGGCAATAATGTTTTATCAACATCACCCACACTTGTCACGCCCATCCTTGGAACGCCTACTAGCGCAACACTGACCAATGCGACAGGGCTGCCGATCTCCACTGGTGTCAGTGGATTGGGAGCTGGTATAGCCACTTTCTTGGCGACTCCATCATCTGCTAATTTGGCTTCTGCTGTTACTGATGAAACAGGAACTGGCAATTTGGTATTTACCAATTCACCCACTTTGGTGACACCAGCACTGGGAACACCATCTGCGGTCGTGTTGACCAATGCAACGGGTTTGCCTTTAACCACTGGTGTGACTGGCTTGTTGCCAATAGCAAATGGCGGCACAGGATCGGCCACAGGAGTGCCTTTAGCCACTGGAGTTACTGGGACACTGGCAGTGGCCAATGGCGGCACTGGCCAGACAAGCTACACCGATGGACAGCTGCTGATTGGTAACAGCACCGGCAACACTTTGACCAAGGCATCTTTGACTGCTGGGTCTGGTGTGACCATAACGCCAGGCGCTGGGTCTATTGAAATTGCATTCACAGGCCCAGGGTCTGGCTCAGTTACAAGCACAAGCGTTGTTTCTGCCAATGGTTTTGCAGGGACTGTAGCGACTGCAACTTCCACGCCAGCTATTACTTTGTCAACATCAGTTACTGGTGTTCTTAAAGGAAATGGCACAGCCATCTCAGCTGCAACCGCAGGTACTGACTATGTAACCCCAACGGGTACTGAAACCCTGACAAACAAGACAATTTCAGCTGCAAACAACACTTTGGTTGGCGTGGCATCAACTGGCAAGGCCATAGCAATGGCAATCGTTTTTGGAGGATAAATCATGGCAGCACCTAATATCGTAAACGTGGTAACAATCACAGGTAAAACTGCGGTTCAAACTGTTGGCACTTCAGCCACAGCAATTGTTACCAACTCTAGTGGTAGCAACAAAGTAATCAAAGTTAATGCGCTATATGTGTCGAATGTTGATGGCACAAGCAGCGCAGATGTAGATGTGGATTTGTTCCGAAGTTCAGTTGCATATCGCATTGCTAGAACAATAGCAGTTCCTGCTGATGCAACTCTTGATATTCTTAGCAAACCTATCTACCTAGAAGAAGGGGATACATTGCGATTAACGGCTAGTGCAACAAGCGACATTGAAGCTGTTTGCAGTTTCGAGGAGATTAGCTAAATGAGCCGCAATAATGGTGGGATTATTGGCGTACAAAATGTTCCGACAGCCTCATCTGCTAAAGGTATTTGGTCTTTGGCTGAAATAGCCGTAGCTCGTAAAGCCGATATTTGGCCTGGTCAGCCTTTTTCTGCAGAGTATCTTGTAATTGGCGGGGCCGGTGGCGGAGGTAAAAGTGCCTTTTTTGACGGAGTTGATTATCGTGGTGGTGGTGGTGGTGGTGCTGGTGGATTTCGTCTAAGTACAGAAACAACTTTAGCTAAAGGGGCAACTTATGTAGTAACAGTCGGTGCTGGTGGTGCTGGCGGTTCTGGCGGAACAACTGCTGTTGCTGGTGCTGTTGGTTCAAATTCTGTATTTGGGTCTATCACCTCAGATGGAGGTGGAGGCGGAGGTGGTGCTCAGAGTGCTGGTACGCCAGCTTCAAGCACATCTGGCGGCTCAGGTGGTGGCGCAACAAACGATTCAAATGGTAGTGCAGGGGTTTCGGGCCAAGGTAATGCAGGCGGTAATGGTGGATTTAACCCAACTTATTCATCTGGTGGTGGTGGCGGTGGTGCTGGCGCTGTTGGAGGAAATGCATCTGGCAACACAGGTGGTTTGGGTGGTAATGGTTCTTCATCATCTCTATCAGGCTCGTCTGTAACCTACGCAGGTGGTGGTGGTGCAAGTGGAAACACATCTAGCGCAGGAGGTACTGGTGGAGGCGGTACTGGTGCAACTAATTCAAACGCTACGGCTGGAACAACTAACAGAGGCAGTGGCGGTGGAGGTTGCTCATCACAAAGCACTTCTTTTACTGGTGGTAATGGCGGTTCAGGAATTGTAATTTTGAAATATGCTGATACCTTAACAATTACTATTGGTGCTGGTTTGACGGGTTCTACGGCATCTCCATCAGGCGGTTTTAAAGTTACAACTATTACCGCAGGGACAGGTAATGTCTCTTGGGTTTAAAGGTATAAATATGGCTCACTACGCATTTTTAGATTCAAACAATATTGTTACCGAAGTTATTGTAGGTAAAGATGAGGGTGAAGGCGGAATTGATTGGGAACAACACTATGGTGAGTTTCGTGGTCAAGTTTGCAAACGCACAAGTTACAACACCTTTGGAGGTGCTCATAACAATGGCGATACACCATTACGCAAAAACTATGCAAGTATTGGTTCTATATACGATGCAACCCGTGATGCGTTTATCCTGCCACAGCCGTTTGCAAGTTGGATACTGAACGAAAACACCTGCTATTGGGAAGCCCCAATCCCAACACCTACTGATGACAAACGCTATTCTTGGAATGAAGAACAATTGGCATGGGTTGAAATTTCTTAAGGCAATCCATGGATGCCGATGTTGACAAAAGGCTTGCCGTGCATGAAGCGATCTGTTTAGAAAGATACAACAACATTGACAAGTCACTGCGCGATGGCGACAAGCGCATGACAAAGATTGAATATCTTCTCTATGCTGTGATCGTGGCCGTGTTATTTGGCCCAGGTGTGGCTGCCGAATTCGTCAAGAAGATTTTCGGGCTATGAAAGACTGGGCCGTAGCAATCATTGCTGCGGCCTTGCTTGTCCTGACCATTGTTTGGTCGTTTTTTGTCATCATTTTGTTTTGGCCATGATTTATGCTCTGGTCTTACTAGCAGCCGTTGCCGAATATAGATGCATCAGGTGGTCATGGACCGGTGATGTCTACAATAGGAGGGTTGTTTGCCTTGAGTGGAAAAAGGTAGAAAAGAAATGATCGATCCAATCACAGCCCTGGCGGGGATACAAAGCGCCATCAGCATGGTCAAGAAGGCAGCAGGTGTTGCCCAAGACTTAGGCTCACTCGCGCCAATGATTGGCAAACTTTTCGATGCCAAGTCTGTGGCCACCAAGGCCATGCTTCAAGCCAAGCAGTCCGGCAAAGGCTCAAACATGGGAACGGCCCTCCAGATCGAGATGGCCTTGGAGCAGGCCAGAGCCTTTGAGGAAGAGCTGAAAATGCTCTTTATGCAGACTGGCAAGATCGATGTTTGGAACAAGATTAAAGCCAGACAGGCCGAGATGGACTTGGCAGATGCCAAAGAATTAAGCGCATTAAAGAAGGCAGAGAAAGAAGCCAAAGCCAAAGAAGATGAAATGAATGAGCTGGCCATGATCATTGGCGGTGTGGCTTTTGTCTTGTTTCTGGTGTTCATTGGCGTGAATGAATTGATGACATTCTGCGAGACAACAAGAAGGTGTGGTCGGTGAATGAGTATCAAAAGACCTTTGACCTATGCCTCAAGATATTCGTTTATGGATGTGTGGCTTTATACGCCCTTGGATTCCTCAAATTTTTGCCAGATGACTTGTCGGACCGAATCGTTAATTTACTGCTGGGTAGAATAGGATTAGGCAAATGAGATATCTACTGCTTCTTTTACTGCTGACTGGCTGCGAAGATCGTTATCGATACAAGTGCCAGAATCCTGACCATTTCCATGCCCCAGAGTGTCAGAAGCCAAAGTGTTTATTTACTCAGCAATGTCCAGAGTACCTGGTCGCACCCATACTGGAGAAAAAAGTTGATGAAGTTAAACCTAACAACTGAAGAGATCGAGGTCAGGGTTTGGGGCTTTGTGGTCATTGCGGTGACTTGCATTCTCTGCTTCATTGTGGTCGCGCTTTTGTACTCAGTGACCTTTGTGACTCAGCCCATAAAATCCATGGCCCCAATAGATCAGGCTTATACAAAGATGCTGAACGACATTGTGCTTTTGATTGTTGGCGGCATTGGCGCGGTAATGGGCAAGAAGGCTGTGGGGACTGCCGCTAAGGTTTTTGGTGGCCAGCAATCCATGCAGCCCATGTGCCAGCCCATGCAAGGCTATGGCCAGCAGTATGGTTACAGCAACAATCACGGGTTTAACGCAAGCACCAACGGCATCCCAAGCCAGCCATTTGGGGCCATGCCAACTTGGACCAATCCACAACTAGACGAGTCTTGGACACCTGGTCCACCACCAGACACGCCACCGGACCATCTTGAGGATGACCATGAGCGCGAACAGCTGGCGCAGGCCAGAGAAGAGGCAGAGTAATGTTACCAATACCCTTACCCTGGCTCATTGTTGGTGTCTTGGTCTCATTATTTGGCACATACCGAGCGGGCCACCACTACGGGTGGCTAGAGCGCGACAATGACATGAAGATTGCCATTGCCCAAAAGAATGATGAAGCCAGAGCCAAAGAGAAAGAGCTTGGCGAGAAACTGCAAGATCAGGAAACGAAACTCAGAAAGGCCCAAGATGATGTCAAGAAAAAGCAGTCTGCTATGCATGAGCTTGCTAGGACTGGTCGGCTGCGCCTCCCAGCCCCAAGTTGTCCACAAGTCAATGCAAGTGCCACCATTGCCACTGGAAATACACAACCCAGCCAGCCCGATGAAAGCGAACTTGAGCGACAGACTATTGCAACTCTTATCGACCTCGCAGCCGAAGGAGACAAAGCCATCACCAAGCTCAACGCCTGCGTCAGCGCCTACGAAGAAGTAAGGAGACTTGTCAATGGTCAATAGTCAGCAGCTCCAGCAACTGCACATTGGCCCCGAGTGGGTCGATGCGCTCAATGAGACTTTCCAGCGCTTTGACATTTCAACTCCACTGCGCCAGGCTGCCTTTATTGGCCAGTGTGGCCATGAGTGTGGCAATTTCAAGGTGCTTCAAGAGAACTTGAATTACAGAGCCGAAGCATTGCAAAAGCTCTGGCCCAAGCGCTTTGACGCTGCCAAGGCCCAAGCCTGCGCCAGAAATCCAAAGCTCATTGCCACAGTCGTTTACTCAAACCGGATGGGCAACCGAGATGAGGCAAGTGGGGATGCCTGGCGGTTCATTGGCCGAGGCTGCATCCAGCTCACAGGCTCTGCGAACTACCACCACGCAGGTAAAGCGCTTGGCGTGGACCTGATCATGCAGCCAGAGCTGGTGGCCACGCCCCAGTATGCTGCGCTGACTGCCGGATGGTTTTGGGACACCCACAAGCTCAACCAGTATGCAGACAGTCAAGACTATCGGACCATGACCAAAAAGATCAATGGCGGGTTTATTGGCCTCGATGACCGGATCAAACACATCAACCATGCGCTGTCTGTCCTGACATAATTAGCCATGGCCAATGTCAAGCAACAACTCGAAGTCCCATCAATCCCAAGCCTTGGCTTTGCGCCAGAGGCTTATGAGAAACGCTACTTTGCCGAAAACAATGGGGCGCTGAACGGGTACTTCAGAAAACTGATCAGTGTGCTTGGCGCTTTGTTTGGCCCAAAAGGCGGCAAGTTTTTGAACAACCCCCACGGGGCTTTTCAAGACTCTACCGACCAGGTGGCGGCTAACACGACAACGGCCTATGCGGTCACATTCAACACCACAGACTTTGCTAATGGTGTGACAATGGCCAGCGGGTCAAGAATCACTGTGGCCGATGCCGGAATCTGGAACTTGCAGTTTTCTATTCAACTAAAAAACACCACAAACGATGGTCAAGATGTGGATATCTGGTTTCGCAAAAATGGGACAAATATTGCCAAT